AACGCCAACAAGCCTGCCAACAACGCCAACAAGCCCGCGAACAACGCCAACAAGCCCGCGAACAACAAGTTGGAAAACGGTGCCATGAAGCTCCGCGAGATCGCTTTACAGTTGGCGACCAACGCGATCGAGAAGGCCCGCACCAAGATGAACAACGCTTAAAAGAGATGAGTCTTAGAGGAACGTGATGAGGAATTCGTAAAGTGTTACCTAGGACAGGAACTCTACGAACGCCTTGAGACGATGATTCAATTTATTGACGCGTTTGAAAACCTTAAACGAGAACTACACCAAACCTTTTCTTCATGAACGGTTTGACCCCCTCGTGAGTCGGAAAACTCCAGAGATACCAACGTGACCAAAACCCAGCCCCGTTGATACCGCTCATTTTCCAATCTTCTTTATCACTCGTGTGTACACGCAGCATCATAGTCTGGATCTTCTTAGGATCCCTTTCAGCCACGGTTCGACTCGGTATCTTACCCCCGTGTCGGAGTACGTACGAACGCATTCGTGACGGTGTTTTGTGCTTGGTATAGTCAGAATACCCACTCGCCCCAAAGTCGACCGTCCCACCGTTTTCCAGTATCGCCCTGAACTTCTTTTTGGGGTTTGGGCTACGAACAATCTTGACGCGCATCTTACTATTCGCGAACATAATTTACATACCACAGGTACCGGTGGAGCAATATTGTTCCTTCTTGTCTCCATCAGATAAGAAAAAGAGCTTCTCGGGACCACGCTGAATGCGGTAGAGGTGGTCGTACATGTGGAGAAGACCCATGGTCAGTGCGAGGGTTCCGACGACGACACCACTCACCTTACGCGCGCTGTACGCATAAAAGATGATCACCGCAGCGATAATCATCTGAACGATCGTGAGTTGGGGGACGAAAGGGATCGAGAAACGCTGGCTAAGATCCTTGGTTTCGGCAGTGGGGGTGGGCGCATAGAGTTCCATCTTCTTGCCGTATCCTGGCATGTTTATTATATACTGAGAAATTAATGTGGTACCTGACTCTACTTCCAGTCCTCCTGGTTGGTCACGATTATATGAAAGTACCGATAGATTCTCTGTACTTTACGAATTGGCGACGACCACTCGTAGGAATGCGGAACACGGTCATCGATATTCTGATGCACGCCCCGAGATATTCCGTTTGGGAGTTCAAGGGACTTCATCTGATTAAACGACATTACCACGAGATTCGTAAAGAATTCGAGGATGTTTCCAAGACACTCCAAAAGACTCCGTTTCATGATGTGGATCCATGGTTCGAGAAGAACGATGGGTACTATCGGTACACGTTCGATGCGTTTCCCAAACTAAAAAGCCTCATTCGACAGATTCCGTGTATACTCGAGGAAACGGCTTCATTCGCCGTGATGGAAGGACCCGTGACTATACCGCCACACAGGGCTGAAACGAACCACCTCTTACGATACCACATCACCATATTGGGTGACGGGGACTGTACCCTCTACACAGCGAACGGTCCGCACGTACACCACGAAGGTGAAGCGTTCGTATTCGACCATTCGAGGTACCATGAGGTGGTCAAGACGGGGTACGGTAAACGGGTCGTGCTCATACTCGATGTGAAAAGATTTTAGCGGTGTACTGTATGAAGATACTCCTACTCCTACTCGTACTCGTACTGCTGATACCCTTTTTTCTAAATTTATGGAATGGGTATCTTAAACCCGCTCAGAGCGGTACGTTCGAACACGTGGACTGTTCCACTCTATCGAACAGTCTAAATCCATACGTGAACGATATCATCAAATTGACTGAAACGCACGGTAACAAAAACAACGCTGGTCCAGTTGAAGGCTACAAACTTATGAGAAGTACGGTGAAGGAAGGCTTACCACAAGTGTATAAGATCATAGAGGAGTACGTTTCATCCATAGACGTGAAAGGATTAAAACCCGCAAACTGTGAACGAGAACGATACTGTTGGTTTTTACGTTTATACAACAAGAGCGGTCACTACATCGACTGGCATTTCGACAACAATTTCACAAAGGGTTTACGGAAGACCTACGTGTGTAACGTGTACACCACCGAATGTAACGCATCCCATTTCATGACGAAGGACAAGTACGAAACGATTAAGATCGACGGGAGTCGGATGGGGAAAGGTGTCGTGTACAACGGAAGTGACGTGAAACATTCCGTTTCCAGACAGAGAGACGGATGTGTTCGAATTTCTTTGATCATTCCTTTATACGAAAACGATTCCGTATCCACTCTCGGGTGGTTCAGACGAATCGCTCGGAACGTATCGGACCACATGTTCAAGTTATAAGTGGTTCCGACACGCGGCGATGTACATGTCACTCCCACCGATGAGTTCGAGTTCCTGATTTTCCACGATCCGTTTGGTAAAAGGACCTTGGGTTCCATCGTTACATCGCATACACAGGGCTGAGAGTTTCGTGACGTCACACGCGAGCGGAATACAGTCGATGAGCTCACCAAACTTGTTTTGAAACGAGTCCGCGTCGAGACCTGCTAATATGACGGACTTGTTTACGTGTAGACAACACTCTACGAATTTCTTGAGACGTGAAAAAAACTGGGCTTCGTCGATGGCGATGATATCCGCTCGATCGAATTCATCCGTGTTGATAACATCAAACAGGTCGTACACTTTGTGACACGTAAACTTTACATTATCGTGTGTCTTCAAAACTTCCTCAGGGGATCGCGTATCCTTCGCGGAGTTGATAATCATCACATCTTTTCCGATAACTTTTAAACGCTTAAGTCTTCGAATAAGTTCAGATGTTTTACCCGAGAACATATTTCCCATAATAATCGACAACCCCATACTTATAATATTGTATATTTTTTAAATGAATGAAGTCCACAGAGCAGTCTATGATGGTCATGTGGGATACTATAATCCCATGACTGGCCGGGTCAGGTTTGGAAAATGTATTTATTCTAGTATCGGGGCAGCCATAAAATATCTCGGTAAAAAATAAGATGGTCCTCACGGATTCCCAAATCACCAAGAAAATCGGGGAAATGCGTGGTAAGATCTATGCGCCCCTCAAATACTTCAGGGGACTCGCGACCCTTGGACAGGTGGAGACCCGCTACAAGAAAATGCTCCAAAAAAATTACAAAGATTTCGAGACTGATAAGGGGGTTAAGACCCGAACATCCTCGTATACCCAGAGGTTTAGGAAGAAGTACGGCCCAGATGTGAAGTCCCTCCCTGAAATTGCTAAGGCTACTAAGATTCCTCTGAGGACTGTCCAAACAATCTACAATAGGGGACTCGCTGCGTGGAGAACCGGGCATCGTCCGGGTGCTTCTCCACAAGCGTGGGGGTATGCTAGGGTGCACAGCTTCGCCACTAAGGGGAAGACGTACTACACGGCGGATAAGGATTTGCGTTGATTATCCGGGAATGAGACTACCTTTTTTTAAGGTTGTATTTGGCTTGGAATTTTTTGAATAATTCCGCATCACCACCCTTGTTTGGGTGAATTCTGAGAACACCCTTCTTATAAGCTTTTCGTATAGAATTCTGATCCCTTGCCCTATTGAGAGCGTTAAACAGGTTTCTCGCATAGGTATTCATAGCTAGGTTTTCAGCCTTCTTTTCTCGCTCACGTCGTTCATTTTCAGCCTTCCTCTCTTTCTCCCGTTTTTCCTTTTCACCCTGTCGTTCCTTTTCAGCCTTTATCCTTTCAGCCGCCTTCTTTAAAGCCTCTTTCTTTTCAGCCGCCTTCCGTCGCCTAATGTATAGTTTATCAGCCATACGTCTATCTATTAGCTCATCAAATCTGTCTATTTTACTTGATTTCTTGTAACCCTTAGGGTAGCTGGTCAAATAGACTAGAAAGTTTTTGTCGTTCTGCATTAACTTAGCAAGAGCTTCCACTCTCTTCTTCTGCTCTGGTGTTTTTTTCGCAGTTGTTTTCTTTACTGGTGAATTTGTCGACATTCTCCTCATCATGTTAGCGAGTGTTTCATTTCCATTTTTCGGTGAGCCCATTCTTTGTTACATTAGGTAGATAAATTATTCATACCTAAGTTGTTTTGATATACCCTTTTTTAAGAATGTATTTAGCTTTGAATTTTTTGAATAATTCGGCATCACCACCCTTGTTTGGGTGAAGTTTGAGAGCACCTTTTAAATAA